GTCTTTTTTGTTCTTTCTCATTCCATATTGGATAAGTTTGGCGTTAATTTCGAGACTTTCGGGTATACGGAATTTGAAAAGCTGGCTCTCGAGAAAAAGCACAATTCTCGCACTGGTTTTATCCACACAATATTGGATTTCACTACTTTCATTTGTGAAAGAGGAATCTATGTTTATCGTACTGGTAATTTTGATGGTTTTTTACATAATAAAATGACCTATCAGAAGTGGTTTGACTCTAGTGAGTTGCTTCAAAGACAATCTCAATTGATGCATAATCCAGAAGCTCATGGTTTTACCGAATTTGAGTTTCGTGCCAACTTGGCTCGAACGGTAGAAGAGGGTGAAGCAATTTTGCGGCACTCGAAAGATTTTGATGCCTCAGAATCTCGTTTTATACGTAAGAGTCTTTCCAATCTTTATTTGATTGATTCTGAGTTGACAACTAGACAGGCAGCTAGAGAGAGCAGAGATGCTCCTTTTTCTGTCTTGGTCTGTGGTGCTTCTGGGATTGGAAAATCATCTATTAAGGACATGCTCTGCAAACATTTTGCGAAAACAGAAGGTCTTCCCTTGGATGATCATTTCGTATATACGCGAAATCCTGCCGCAAAGTTTTGGGATGGTTTTTCCACTTCAATGCATACGGTTGTCTTGGATGATGTTGCTTTTATGAACCCTAACAAAGCAGCCAATGGTGATCCTTCTGTTCTTGAATTTTTGCAAGTGGTGAACTCAGTTCCCTTCGTGCCAGATCAAGCTTCCCTTGACGAGAAAGGTCGTACGCCTTTAAAAGCGAGATTTTGTTTGGCCACTACTAATACTGAGCATCTTAATGCCCATGTGTACTTTTCTTGTCCTGCCGCTGCTCGCAGACGTTTTCCTTATATTATTGTGCCCACAGTAAAAAAGGAATATCAACGTGATGATGGTAGTGGCATGCTGGACTCGACTAAAGTTCCCACCGTTCCTGGCTACCAGGATAGTTGGGACTGGGTGGTCAAAAAAGTTTCACCTTCTGAAGCCGATCAACATGGTACTCAAGGTGCCGCCACTGAGATTATTTTCAGTTCAAACGATGTTAATCTTTTTCTTCAATGGTTTTCACAAACTATTAAAGCTTTCGATAGAGACAATGATATCATACGACGCAATTTGCAATCTATGAACAATATTACAATATGTAATCACTGTTTTTTGGATTCAAATTTGTGTTCGTGTATCATTTGTTGTGGATGCGATAAGTTTATGGACGAGTGTGATTGTGATGTACAATCCGTTCATTTGTTTGAATTTGGCTTTCTTTCTGCGTGGCTGGTGCAGTTGTGCATGTACCTTGTCTGGAATGACTTCTTTGATATTCTTTATAAGCATACCGGATTGAAGCATTTCCTATGGATGCATGCACACTTACTAACGTACCTAAATTTTCGGGCAGCAAAACAATGGAGTGCATACAAAGTCCACCAGATTCGCCGTATGGGCTCACGTATACATGATATGTATACACCAGAGTTTGTGATGGGCGCATTAGCTGTTCTTGCCACAGTGTATGCAGCTTTTCGCATGTACAATGTTGTTAC